CTAAGTCTGAAAAACTGCTTAATGCTCTTGAAAATGGCGCGCATCTAACCACCAAGCAGATCGCTGCTCGCTTTGGTCTAAAGAATCCTAGTGCTGCGATTAATGACCTTCGCAATGAAGGTTATGCGATTTATTTCAACGAACGTAAGACGAAGACTTCTTTTTACAAGTTAGGTAAGCCTACTCGTTCAGTAGTCGCTGCAGGTCATCGTGCTCTAGTCGCTCAGCGCTAAGCCTAAGACCGGAAGGGGGTCTGAAAGACCCCCTTTCTTTATTCAGAATGAGGTTAACATGCCAGTATCAATAGACGAACTTTCAAAAAATTCAATGGGTGGCACTGAACGGATGAAGTACGGACTTCAAGATCGTATCAGTCCAGAGCTTCTAGATAAGTTTCAGGTAATCTGTTCTCGTGTTCGAGAGATTGATCCCAAACTTATTCCCATTTATTGGCTACACGATCTACCAGAAGATCCTGAGTCTGAACATCTTCGAGCAGGTGGATGGAATAAATTTGAAAAGTGCGTGTTCGTCTCTAATTGGCAAATGCAAAATTATATCAAACACTTTAATATGCCTTGGTATAAGAGTCGTGTGATTCAAAATGCTATTGAACCTATTCCCTTTGTTCCTAAGAATAAAGATAAGATCAAGCTAATCTATCATACTACACCACATCGTGGTTTAAATCTACTTGTTCCAGTCTTTACTAAATTGGCAGAGAAGTATGATAACATCGAACTAGATGTATTCTCTAGTTTTGAGATCTATGGATGGAAACAACGTGATGAGCCATTCGAAGCTCTATTCGATGCATGTAGGAATCATCCAAAGATTAACTATCATGGCTTTCAACCAAATGATGTTGTAAGAAAAGCATTACAAGAAGCTCATATCTTTGCTTATCCATCTATTTGGGTTGAAACATCTTGTATCGCATTGATGGAAGCAATGAGCGCAGGATGTTTGTGCGTGCATCCAAATTATGGTGCCTTACCAGAAACATCTGCTGGATTTACTTGGATGTATCAGTATCGTGAAGATATTCGCGATCATATGGTCATCTTCTATTCTATGTTGGATAAAGCTATCAATGACGTGATGACTGAAAATGTTCAAGTTTCTTTAGAAACTACTAAGAACTACATAGATACGTTCTATAACTGGGATCGAAGAACAGAAGAATGGCAAAATTTCTTTACTAATATTCTACGAGAAAAGAAGCTTCTATAATGGCTATTAATTCGCTTACTGATAAACTCATTGCCAAAAAGTTTTGGGGTGAGGAACCAATCTATAAGAAAGCAATTACATCTAAAAACGATGGAATACTTTGTAAAATGCTTAATTGGTATAATGTCATGTCTGATGAAAAAGATAAAGACAAATGGCTTATCGATTATATGAAAAAGAATGGATATAGTAAAACTGATATTTCAAATATCGTGAATTTAAATTCACTCGGTAATATTGCTAAAAATGTAGCATCTGTTCTTGCAAGGATAGAATCCAATGGAACTATTTTTGCTGGAGAATTAGAAGGTCGAGTTAAAGTTAGTATTCAAAATGCCTTATCTTATAATCAGCGAGAAGTAAAAGAAGTTACTTCAAACGTAAAAGTAGTTTCTATTCAAGATAGGATCAAAGCGCTTGCTGAACCTCATGTAATTCATGTTGATGATGAGATTCATTCATGGTATCATGAACGTAAAACTAAGATAGAATTTTCTTTATATACGTATCTTCAGCGTAATCAACTTAACTCACAGATTTGTAATCATGTTAAAGCCTTAGTCTCTAAGATTCATGCCGAGCATGCAGAGATGGTAGAAGGTAAGGATGAGCAGCTAAACGAAGCCTATGATTATCTACCTAATGCTTCAAAGAAAGCCATCATGAAACAATTGACGTCATGCATGGAAGATATCGAGCGATTTGTAGATAATACAAAAGTATCTAAATCTCGTAAACCTCGTAAAAAGAAAGAAGTTACTGCTAGTAAATTAATAAATAAACTAAAGTATCAAGTAGAGTTTTCAAAACTTAAGATTAAATCGATTTCTCCCGAATCGATAGTATCATCTCAACAACTCTGGGTATACAATACACGATATGATCAGTTGACCATGTATAATGCTATAGACGATAAAGGTCTTAGTGTTAAGGGAACGACTATCATCAATTACGACCAAACTTCTAGTATTAAGAAGAAGCTTAGGAAGCCAGAAGATATTATTCAAAAGGTTTTAACCGGAGGAAAATTAATTTTAAAGAAACTCATGTCTGAGTTGACAACTAAACCGATTGATGTAAATGGTCGAATTAATGATGATTGTATTCTATTAAAAGCAATAAAATAAAAAAGAGGCCTTCTATGCTAGAAAGCGCACCTCAAAAATTAGCTGAAAACGTAATAGTTTTCCCTCATTCAAAACGATTTGGTCCAGCTGCAACTGTCGAAGAACTCAAAGAAATGATTGTAGCGAATAAGACGGAAGTTATAGAGTGCTTTGTAGAAGAACTTACAAAAGAGATTTTTAGAATAACTTCAGATCATGGTTATGATATAGATAATACAAAGGACATTGCCTATATACTTATTTCTTTAAAAGCGATACTATTACGACATGAGAACATCTATCATCCTATTCAAACGTTCATAGATGAAACCGTAAATGATGACTGTATACAACCCATTGAAGACTAATTTCGGAGTATAAAATGATTATCCTTGACTTAAATCAAGTCATGATTGCAAATATTATGGTCATGTATGGCAAACATATTGGAAAGACACCAATTGAACTGGATCTATTTAGATCTATGGTGTTGAATACAATTCGCTCTCTAAATAAAAAGTTTAAACCTGATTTTGGTCAATTAGTCATTGCGGCAGATGGCAAGCGTAGTTGGCGTAAAGACGTATTTCCTTATTACAAGGCCAATCGAAAAAAGAATCGTGAAGAGTCTGAAATCGATTGGTCTTTGATCTTTAATTGCCTAAACACACTTCGTGAAGAAATCAAAGATAATTTCCCATATCCTGTAGTCCATCTTGATGGTGCAGAAGCTGATGACGTCATTGGTGTATTAGTACAAGAATACTCTAAACGAGATCCATCTCAAAAAGAACATATCTTGATTCTATCTGGTGATAAAGACTTCATTCAACTACACTCATACAATAGTGCAGTTACGGTGAAACAATTCGATCCTATAAATAAGAAATATGTTTTAGCAGATGATCCTAAGAGGTTTATGAAAGAACACATTATTAAAGGCGACGTTGGTGATGGTATTCCAAACTTCTTGTCTCAAGACAATAGTTTTGTTGATAACATCAGACAAAAGCCGATTCTTAAGAAAAATCTTTCTGAATGGATTTCATATTCTACTCCACAAGAATTTTGTAATGAAGAACTACTGCGTAACTATAAACGAAATGAATGTCTAATTGATCTTCGGTTTACACCAACACATATTCGCGAAGCTATCATGACTCAGTTTGAACAGCAGACTGGCAAGAATAGATCTAAAATCATGAATTACATGATTAAGAATCGCTTAAAAGTATTGATGGAATCCATTAATGATTTTTAGGATTAAAAATGTATAAATCACTTTATGAAGAATTGTCTATAATTTCAGAACTTAAAACATCAAAAGAAAAAATAGAAGCTATCTTAATGCATCGTCGACGAGATGCTTTTAAATCTTTATTTGGTTTAGCATATGATCAAAATATTAAATGGTTGTTACCAGAAGGTGAACCTCCGTTTAAACCTACAGACGCGATAGACATAGAAAGTCGTTTGTTAAATGAAATTCGTAGAATGTATCTATTTGTAGAAGGCGGTAATCCAAATTTGACTAAGTCGCGCCGTGAATTTTTATTCATTCAGTTGCTTGAATCAATTCATCCACTAGATGCAAAATTGATCATTTCTATTAAAGATAGAAAATTACCATTTAAGGGTTTAACTAAAAAGATCGCACAACAGGCATTTCCAGATCTTAATATCGAGGCAATTAAAGAAGAGGCATGAGCAAGTCGTTTAAAGAAAAAAGATCTCAAGATAAAGATCTTCATGAATCAGTTCCAAATCGTAGACATTCACATAAAGGTTTTAAGAGAAAAGAGAAGGTAGTTTACACTGCTCTTAAAACGCGCGATATTGAAACGCTCATTAAATACACTGAGGATGAAGATTAATGCCTACGTATACATTTTGTAATAGTGAAACGAATGAAGTGTTTGACCAGTTCTTCTCTTCATACGTAAAAAAGGATGAGTTTCTCGTGGAAAACCCGCAACTACAACAAGTACTCCATCCTGTTGGAATCGGAGACCCAATTAGGCTGGGGTTGAGGAAACCCGACGATGCTTTTAGAGACAAACTCAAAGACATTAAACGAGCACACCGGCGCAGCACAATTAATACATTTTAGGAGAGATAAGAAAAAGAAAAGACAGCAGACCTTTAAAGATCAAGATGCTCCGATTCAAAAACATCATCTTAATCTGAAAGCTATAAAGCCTATAACTCAAAATCAAATGCTAGCTTTTCAACAATGGAAAGCAGGTCAAAATCTTTTACTCCATGGACTTGCTGGAACAGGTAAATCATTTATCTCTTTATATTTAGCGCTGAAAGAAATTTATAACACGCAGTCATATTATAAAAAAATCCTTATAGTCAGAAGTGTAGTTCCTACGCGAGATATGGGATTCCTACCAGGATCTATTAAAGAAAAAACTAAAGTCTTCGAATTACCTTATCAAGGTATATGCACAGATTTGTTTGGGCGTGGAGATGCCTATGAGCTTCTCAAGACTAAGCATATCATAGACTTTACTACAACTTCTTTTATCAGAGGAAATACATTTCACGATACTATAGTTATTGTTGACGAGGTAAATAATCTAACGTTCCATGAACTTGATTCAGTTATTACTCGTTTAGGTGATAACTGCAGAATGATGTTATGCGGAGATTATCGCCAATCAGATTTGATCTATCACAACGATAGAAATGGACTAATAACGTTTATAGACGTATTAGATAAAATGAATGGGTTCTCACACGTCGAATTTCAAGTAGATGACATAGTGAGATCTGGATTAGTGAAGGAATATATAATTGCTAAAAATACCCTTGGTCTCACGTAGTAAAACTTTTACACTAAACGAAGTCGAGTTTCATGAACTTGAAGCTTTTACTGAGAATAATAAACGATATTATATGACTCCTACTGGAGAAAAGTATCCATCTGTCACTACTGTATTAGGAAGTAGAGATAAGTCGTGGTTATATGAGTGGCGTAAAAAAGTAGGGGAAGAAGAAGCTAATCGTATTTCTCAGAGAGCTTCAAATCGCGGGACTCGACTTCATAAAATATGCGAAGACTATATTCGTAATAAAGAAGACTTCTGTGGTAATCAACCACCGCTTGCAGTCGATATGTTTAGATCTATACAAAGATATGTAGACTATATCGATGAAGTCTATGGCAATGAAATTGCTGTCTATTCACATGAACTCAAAACCGCAGGTCGAATAGATGTATTTTGCAAGATGGGTGGTAAAAACGTTATCTTAGACTTTAAGACTTCAAGTCGTCTTAAAAAAGAAGGCGAGATTGAAAATTATTTTCTACAGACGACCACTTATGCA